AGATATGGCAATGTAAATAGGATTTGCTATAATATTACTACAGGTAGTATTAGTCCATGGTTACTGTATCATAGTGAAAGTGGTGTTAAGTTTTTGGGAAACTTAGATCCTATTCAAGTAAAGATGATTATTGATTATATTAATCCTGAACTGTGGGCTATTAAATTTAAGCGCGAACCCGATCAAGTGAAACAAGTTAAAGAGTTATTGGCTCAAGCTAAGTATTGATATGAGATTTGTTACCTTCCACTGGCATGTTAGAGTATATGGTCTTTTGATATGTGATCCAGCTTGGTGGGTAGAAAATGAAGAAGAAATACATGCTTGGATGGATGAACACATAGCTGGCGGATCTACTTGTCAATTAGGTATGACGATACAATTTAAGAGTGACCAAGATCAGCTATTGTTTCTTTTAAGATGGGAATAAAAATGATGAATTATGATTACTTATGTTTACATGTAGGCCGAAAGTTTGGACGTATTTTCTCTGATATAAAAAACGCATATTTTTTAGACACTGGAGTGAATGAGTCTACATTTAAGCTTCAAGCTTTTAATTCTTATATTGAAGAACATTATGGTATTAGACTTTTCAATGATATAACTATTCCTGCACGGGGAAGAAATATTGCTGTTGATGATATCATTATATTAGATGAACAAAAATATTTGCTCTTTTTATTACGGAAATAATGTGGATCACAATTTTATTTGGGCTGCTCTAAAATTAATAAGAAAAGAATATCTTACCGATCCCCGGTACGCACATGAATCACAATTTGACGCATATCGTTTTGAAGAGTATGTACAAGATAAATATGGCATTGAAATGAAAATAGGAAGAAGAGGTTATCGAATAGTAGATGAATCAAAATATACATACTTTTTACTTAAATTCCAATAGTGAACAAAATTACTTTTGACCAAGAGCATTATCACATTATCCCACTTATGGAGGAGTGGTGCAGAGAACAATTTGGACCAGGCACTTGGATATTTATTTCTCCCCAACATTCTTTAGGTTGGACAAGTGAAGCTATATGGCAAGGTTTAGACGCTTATGCTTGGGCTGTACACTCAGATTTTGGAAACACAACCTTTATCTTTAAAAATGACGAACACTATGAGTGGTTCGCACTGAGATGGGGTTAGTAGATGGATTGGGGTAAAAGCAAATTAAACATAGAAGAAACAAAGTACGCTGATTATATTGATAAGCGCAGAAAATATTGGGAATCTTTAAGAAAGATTAGAGAAGAATATTCAGAAGCAAAAGGAAACCAGCAGTTTAATGCCAATGATTTTGAGCTACATGTAGAAGAAACATATGGTATAAGATTGGTATATTATGAGGGTAATATAGCTGGAACATATGATATAATTGATGAACAAAAACACCTTATCTACTTGTTGAAATTCACATAAGCCCAAAACTATTGATAAAAATAAAAACACATGCTATACTATAAGATAATATTTCTAGGAACTTAGATACAATGATTATTTATTTGGATATCGATGATGTAGTAGCTGATTGGACTGGCGCCGCAAGCACTTATTTAGGTATTGACTTAACTAAAGAAAATGAGCGATTGCCCGAATCACAGTGGGACATCTTAAAACAATTTGGTAGATTTTATCGCAACTTGCCTCTTAAAGAGAGTGCTGATGAATTGGCTACTTGGTGTCAACAGTATTGTATTAAAACTGGGGCGGAGCTACGATTTTTAACAGCACTGCCAAGGCAAAATGATATGCCGTGGGCCATACAAGATAAAATATGGTGGGCAGCAGATCATTTCCCTAACATACCAGTGTTCATTGGGCCTTATAGTGGTGACAAATGGAAACACTGCCAGATAGGTGATGTATTGATTGATGATAGGGCGAGTAATTGTAGTGATTGGGCTAAAGCAGGTGGCTTGGCTCATGTATATAGAAATTGGGAACAGTGCCGACATTGGCTAAAAAACACATTACCAGGAGCAGAATAATGGCAGCAGACCATGTTATGGTGGATATTGAAAGTTTAGACACAAGTCCCACTTGTGTAATTCTTACGATCGGTGCAGTTCTATTTGACCCCAAAGGTATGGGCATCGCTGATAAGTTAGAACTTAGGCCCACGATAGATGAGCAAACTGAAAAATTTAATCGTACTATCAGTGACGCTACTATTAAATGGTGGAGTACGCAAAGTCCTGAGGCTATAGAAGAAGCTATGGGAGATCAAGGCCGTGAAAGTTTGAGAACCTGTATGGAGCGTTTACATAAATTTTGTTGGAATCGTAAAGCAATATGGTCACATGGTGCTCCGTTTGACGTAGTAGCTATGGAAACAGCGTACCGACAACTTGAAATGAATATCCCATGGCAGTTTTGGACAGTTAGGGATACCCGAACACTGTTCGACGTTACAGGAGTTAGCTTGAAAGATGGTGGGCATGTGACAACACACAAAGCGGTAGAAGATGCGGAACGTCAGGCTATTGTCGTTCAAAATGCTTATCGTAAGTTGATTAAAGCTGGGGTAGTTGCTCCATGAAATTAAAAGGGGATATTGATATTGATTTTGCATCAAGAGATGACCTATTAAAATTAATCACTCATACGCCAGCTGCAATGCGTAAGGTTAAACCTATTCGCAAACATGCTACTGGAGTATATGTTACTGATATCCCATATGATCCTATTAATGATATGGCTGCAATAGATTACGCAGATGCAGAAGATAGGGGTTATTTTAAATTAGACTTGCTGAATGTGTATGTATATTCACAAGTTAAAAACGAACAGCACTTGATATCACTGATGCGAGAACCTAACTGGAATCTTTTATTAGATAGAAAATTTGTAGGGCAACTGGTTCATCTAAATAATCATTATCAGTCTATCAAAAGAATGCCAGATCCTATCAATAGTATTCCCAGATTAGCTATGTTTTTAGCACTGATTCGACCATCTAAAAAACATTTAATTGGTGAGTCTTGGCAAGAAGTAGCTAAGACTATATGGGACAAAGATGACGATGGTTACAGTTTTAAGCGTTCGCATTCTTGTGCCTACGCACATTTAGTAGTAGTGCATATGAATTTATTAGAAGAACAAAATGTACCAGTTAGTACCTGAAACAGATCCCATTCTTAAAAAGAAAGCTGAACCATGGTTGCCCGAGGACCTTTCTCCCAATGAATTGATTGCCGCCATGACTACCTTAATGTTTCAAAATAATGGTATAGGTCTTGCTGCACCACAAATAGGTGTTAGTAAAGCTGTTTTAATCATGGGTAATCCTGACAAAGTATATGCTTGCATAAATCCCGAAATCATATCAGGTGAGGGTGAAGTAAAAGACATTGAGGGATGTTTAAGCTTTCCCAAGCTTTGGCTTCATGTAAAGCGATATGCTAAGATTAAAGTTAGGTATCAGGGAATAACAGGTGAGTTGATTGAGAGTGAGTTCGAAGGCTTATTAGCCCGAGTGTTTCAGCACGAATATGATCATTTACAGGGTCAATGTTTTACTGAAAAAGTAGGTAAGCTAAGTTTAGATTTAGCTAAAAAACGCAGGTTAAAATTAAGATAATCGTTTTACTAAGGTAATACTTCTACGCTTGATTCGTTTTTTGTTTAGCTCACTGATACTACAAGCTGGACCGTGCAATATGGTTAAGCTTTTATTAGTAAATGTTCTTAGGTAGGGTTTGAAAATTACCCAATCTTCTTTTAAAAACAAGTTGATTGGTATCAATCTATTGCTTTCCCACCACCATATCTCACCTAATTCTAAGAATCTTTCTTTAATCTCAACATCTACAATAGCACCATAGTCATATATAGTGGTAACAATATCATCACGATTTTGAACTATGCCTACAAAGTCTTGATTAGCATAATGGCAAATGGTAATAAATGGATGTGTTTCGCTTAACTTCTTAAAAAAATCAGGTTGCGTCATCGCTTTAATTTCATCTTATGCGATATTTATCACCGTATATTTAACCAAATTATTTTGATATTATGGTTAACGGTATCATTTTTATTGATAAATAAAATATAGGAGTTTTTTTGTGTACTCAACCCAAGTATTTCTTTATACTCAGCGCAACATTGTTGTGCTTTTATCAGGGTTCAGCCCAAGGAGTTATATGCCTCAATACGCCAAACCATTGACCCTGCACAAAGGTGTCGATAACCAAATTCAATTTCAATTTTTAAACCAACAGCAGAAACCCGTTGATATCACAGGAAAAACTATTACTTGTAGAATTATCAACTATCAAGGTAATGAATTATTAATATCTAAAACACTTACCTTAGATTCCTCAGTTGATTTTCCAGCTAATGGAATCGCTTCTTTATATCTGTCTATTGCTGATTTGGCTGATATTGAAGTACAAAAATGCTATTACTCGCTTGAATTTTCAACCGCGAATGCTGCTTTACCTGTCTTTGTAGATCAAAATGCAGGCGCCCGCGGCGAAATGAATATTGTAAATTCTGTACTACCTTCCTTTATTCCTTCTATGCAAATTAGTATTCCAACAGGACAAGCCTTTCCTAACTCAATGTACTTAGATCAGTTTGGAAACTACTATGGTAATTCAAATAACATGACTTATTATACCAGCGTTATTAATACTGATGGGATACCTGTAGTAACACTACAAGCTTCATATGAACAATTTAATGGTAATGTAGTAATAGAGGGGTCTACAATTGTTGATGGTGATTGGTATCCAGCAAGCCCAGTTTATTCTTATGCTAACGTAACAGATACCGTTGGGTATACAGTTAGAGGATTTCATCCCTATATTAGAATGCAGTTTGCAAGCAATGCAGGAGTAGTAACAAATATTTGGTCACGCTAATACCAAACTTGTTGCGAGTGTAGCTAAAATATGCTATACTATATAAATGTTTGACATATTGTCTATTATTCCCGGTAAGAAAAAGATGTCTGGTAGTGGATGGCACAGTTTTAATGCTGTGTGCTGCCATCATCGAGGTCATCGAGCAGACCGTAGGCAGCGCGGCGGGATCAAATTCGATGGACAAACTAATTGGACAATGCACTGTTTTAATTGCAAATATAGTTGTAGTTTTATATTGGGTAGAAGCATACATTATAAAACAAGACAACTATTGATATGGTCTGGTGTAGATGAACAACAAATACAGCGTTGGAACTTAGAAAGTTTACAGCAAAAGGACTTGCTTGATTTTACTATAACCAAACGCTCAAGAAATAAGATAAAGTTTACTGATCACAAATTACCAGATGGTGAACTTATTGATCCAAAAAACCCTAAACATAACACTTTTGTTAAGTATTTAAATTCACGAGGAATGCAGCCAAGTGATTATCCATTCTTAGTGACACCACAATTGACTGGTAGAAATGGTAATAGAATTATTATACCCTACACTTATAAAGATAAGATAGTTGGACATACCAGTAGATTTTTAGATTCAGCTACACCTAAATATATCAACGAACAACAACCTGGATATGTTTTTGGTATAGATTTTCAGCGTCCTGATTATAGTGTGTGTATTTTGGTTGAGGGTATATTTGACGCACTTAGTTTAAATGCCTGCGCCCTAATGCACAACGATATCAATGAAGGTCAGGCAGCGCTATTAGCTAATTTGAATAGACAAATTATTTTCGTACCAGACAGAGATAAGACCGGTCTTGCATTGTGCGATAAAGTATTAGATTTGGGATATAGTGTAAGTATGCCTAATTGGAGTGAAGATGTAAAAGATGTAAACGATGCGGTAGTTAAGTATGGTCGACTACCTACACTACTAAGTATATTAGAAAGCGCAACGATGAGTAAGATAAAAGTTGAAATGAGGAGAAAAAAGATTGCTAAAGGATTATAATTTTGAGGTACAAAAGCTATTTTTGCGTATGATGGTAACAAATGCTGAGTTATTTACTCGCGTAGCCAACATCATAAACGGTGATAACTTTGATAAAACACTTAAACCTGTTGTAGAATTTTTGATAGAGCATACTAACAAGTATAGCGTAATGCCAGACCCAGCACAGATACAAGTTACAACTGGGGTAGAAATTGAATTAGTACCAGAGCTAACTGATGGACATTATGAATGGTTCTTTGATGAATTTGAAGCGTTTACTCGCAGACAAGAATTAGAAAGAGCGATTCTAAAAAGTGCAGACTTATTGGAAAAAGGCGAATACGATCCAGTAGAGAAATTAATTAAAGACGCGGTACAAATAAGTTTACAAAAAGACATGGGTACAGATTACTTTGCTGACCCTAAAGGTCGTATCAACAAGTATTTTAACAGTGGTGGGCAAGTATCTACTGGTTGGCCACAAATGGATAAAATCTTATATGGTGGGTTTAGTCGAGGTGAATTGAATATTTTTGCAGGTGGCTCGGGGTCAGGTAAGTCATTGGTTATGATGAACATTGCACTAAGTTGGTTACATATGGGGTTAAGTGGAGTTTACATCACGCTAGAATTGAGTGAAGAACTAACGTCATTAAGAACAGATGCTATGTTAACTCAAATGGGAACAAAAGCAATTCGTAAAGACATCGACACAACCGAGTTGCGAGTTAAAATGGCTGGTAAAAAATATGGTAAATATCGTGTTAAAGGTTTGCCAGCGCAAAGTAATGTAAATGATATTAGGGCTTATTTAAAAGAAGTTCAGATACAAACTGGAATTAAAATTGATTTTGTTATGGTTGATTACTTAGATTTAGTTATGCCAGTAAGTGTTAAAGTTAATCCAAATGACCAGTTTATTAAAGACAAGTATGTAGCAGAAGAATTGCGTAACTTATCAAAAGAGTTGGGAATTCTCATGGTTACTGCCAGTCAGTTGAATCGTAGCGCAGTTGATGAGATTGAGTTTGATCATAGTCATATTGCGGGTGGTATTAGTAAGATTAACACAGCGGATAATGTGTTTGGTATTTTCACAAGTCGTAGTATGCGAGAACGAGGAATATACCAGCTTCAATGTATGAAAAGTCGTAGTTCAACTGGAGTAGGCATGAAGATTGATTTAGAGTATGATATTGAAACTATGAGAATTAGTGACCCTGACCCAGACGGTGAAAATACTAATAAACCCCCTCAAGATAGTCCCAACGATATTATGTCTAGACTTAAGACTACTTCATCGGTTATAGATCAAGCTACAGGTGAAATTTTAGAACCTATTGTTAAAAAAGTCATAGTAAATGCAGAAGGTGCTAAACTTAACTCAATGCTAAAACATTTAAAGAATAATTAATCCAAAATGAATAAATACTAATAGGAATCTTACTATATGCAAAAACAAACTCGCAGCCTATTAGAAGAATTAGAAGCTATCGGCAACAATCGTGATACTACTCACTTAATTGAAAGTCGTGGGCATAATATCATTACCAGCGCGATTAATCTCATAGAAATGATTAATCGTCATTATTCTCCCGAACAAGCTGCTATTCTAGAGAGAAAGTTGTTAGGTGCTATAAAAAGTAGAGATCAAACTAAGTTTTCTAAATCTCTTAAGAAAAAGCCATGAAAATAAACGAATTTAATATCAGAGACTTGGGTAATTCAATAAACAAATTTTTAAACCCTCCTCCTGAATCTTCTGAAGAAAGAGTACAAAAATCCTTTACCCAATCTTTTATTAATAAGATTACAGGTAGCTTAGACGCCGCCATACGAAGTGGGTTGGTATCACCTACCGCTGCAAATGCCGCCACACCCCCTAACGCCGCAGCACCAGCTAATCCTGGCGCAGCACCAGCTAATCCTGCAGCACCAGCTAATCCTACAGCACCAGCTAATCCTACAGCACCAGCTAATCCTGGCGCAGCCGCACCTACTAAAACTACGCCCGGCGGCGGAGCTAAGCCAGGCAAACCTAAAGGAAAAGTAGCGGATATAAATCATTTACCACTAGCACCTAAACCAGGTGATGCATATTTAATTGACCAATATAATTATACATGGAACGGTTCTAGTTGGCAACCATATGAATATAACAAGGCCAGCAACTTATGGCAACCATCAAAATCAGCTCCTACTAAAACTACGCCCAGTGGTGGAGCTAAACCATTACAGCCTCAGGCTAATGCAGGTGCAAATGCATTTGCTAATATGGCAAAACAACTGGGTGGAGGACAATCTGGTGCTGCTTCAGCCGCAACTTTAGGACCAGCTGGATCGCCCGGGCCCGCCAAAACGCCCGGTGCCGCCGCACCAGCCGCCGCACCAGCCGCCGCACCAGCCGCCGCACCAGCCGCCGCACCAGCCGCCGCACCAGCCGCCGC